CACCGTGCATGTCGATGATGAACGCATGAAACCGCTGGCCGTAGCACTTCTTCGCCATTTCATCGCCAAACATCACGGCATTGCACTGCCGAATGTACAGCTCGTCATAGATCAAGAGCGTTTCGCCATCAGGAGGCACAGCAGCAAACAATGCGGCCGTAACCGAGTGGCCGGGGTCAATCGCAACGTATCTGCACCAGTCATCTGGCACCACGTTCTTGGGAAGCGTGCCCCGGTCGTATCCGTGGACATGCATCGCAAAAGTCGGGTAGCACAGGATGCTGTCCGTGATGAAATCGCCGTCACTACGCATGCGAAGGACGTCTTCGCCGAGGGCCGCCCACCTCTCGACCATCTTTTTCTTTTCGTCAGAGTCAATGTGCGGGTTATCCAAGAATCGCAGAACGAACTTGCGAATATTGGAGTTTGGGTCGTCCGCTGACTGATCGGCACGCTCACTGAGGCCCAAAAGAGCGTCATTCTGGGAATGTGGCATAGCCGACCACGCAAAGACACCTTTGCGGTCAGCAAGACGAGCCTGCATTTCAGGGACCCACTGCTCTGACGACACGTCCTCGTCAAAATGTACGCGGTCGGCCTGAAATCCCTGGGGCGGATCGCCTTCTGAACTAAAGCAGAATATCTGCCAGCCGTTTTGAAGCTCGCAGCTCTGGAGGTAGTTCGCAGACTTCATGAGCCAAGTCTTCTTCTTGACGAGCCTCGGAGGAATCATCGGTGGTGCCGGCTTGGCCTCATCCTTCCGGCTCTCGTCGCCAACAGGATCGTATGCTCGCCACTGACCAGTTTTCTCGTCTTTGATGATCTTGAAAGCACCTGCTTTAAAAAGCATGGGGTAGACCACCATGCCGATGTGCTTCCAGTCGCGGCCGATTATGACCAACGTCCCATTCTCTTTGGGGTACTTGTCGTAGGGATCTTGGCCTGTCACGGCCCTGGCATCTTCCATGAAGGTGCTGAGCGACTTCCCAGAACGATTACCGCCGATAACGAGAACTTCACTCGCTCGGCACTTGTGCATCTCGTCCTGTGTCGGAGTCGGCCGATACATCCTGATCGCCTCTATCGACCTCTGGGAGATCTCGGCCTGAAGCTCCTTCAACTGCTGCTTCTGGGAGCTCGTGATGCTCGGGTTCGTCATCGGTGGCGGCGATGCTTTCTGGTGCCGCTTCGATAACTCGGAAGCTGCTCGCGATCCCTTCAAGTCTCTTGTCAAGTTCGGCCTCCAGCTCCTCGTCCGTCCACAGCTCCAGAGGCTTCTTGCTCGCCCCCTGCTCGCTGACATTCACAGTCAGCTTCGTGATCGTCTCCAAGAGCTTCGTCCGGGTTGCCGAACCAACTGGAGCATCGAAGTACTGTTTGACTATCGCTGACGCAAAACCATTGGAGCCACCGAAGAGCATCATCACTCTTTCTAAAAGCTCCGACACATGGGGCACGTTCTCCCCGCCTATTGACGCTCCCCGCGTGAAGACCTGGAGGGCCGCCTTCTCGATGTCGTCGAGGGTCTTCTCCTGACGCTTTATCGCCCTGTCGGCCTGCCTTTCCTGGCGGCAGGCATTGCACCATTTCGTCAGGTTTCCCCCTTCTGTCCTGCCAAACTGCTCTGCCGGGAAAGTACCGCCACATTGATGACAAACCTTATCAGACATAAAAAAAGGGCCCTCTAGGGGCCCTTAGTGTACCGAGGTTCAGTGTGACGCTACTGCTTTTTGTCCTGCTTTTCGTCCTTCAAAACACCAATCGCACGAAGTCCTTGAGCGAGGGTTCTGAGGTTTTTCCTGATCTCTTCGTCGGTAGGTCGTTTGTCTTCAGTCATAAAATGCTCCTTTGGCGGTTAGTGAACACGCTTTCATTATATGAAAAAAGGGGCGAGCAGGCAATACACCCACTCGCCCCTTCAAGTTCCCCCACCACAGGAGTGCTCTACATACCGAACGCTTTGCTACCCACCAGCATGAAGCGGGTCACGGCGTTCGCCGTGCCTGAGGCAGCGATCAGCGAACCTGCGTCAGAGCCGCCGGTAGCAAGCTTGCCAGCAGTGACCGTGAGGCCAGTCCCAGCAGTAGCGACAGGCGATTCCGCAGCAGTTGGGCCGCGAACAACAGCCCAGAATACTTCGCCGTCCTTTACGTCGGCGGTCAAGTACTCGTCGACCACGCCGTAGTAGGTCGTAGCAGAACCAGTCTTGGTCTCGCCGAAGGACTTGGTTGGATCAAGCTCCACGAGAGTCCCAGGCTTCAGCGTGCCGCCACTCTTGTTCTGAACAGCCACGCACTCAACAGTAGCGTTGCTGTGAACCGTCAGGTCGTGCGGGTTGGAGTCAAGAAACACAGAATGCGTCCCCTTGACCCCAGCACCGTCTCCCATGAAGACGTCGTAAGGCGAGTTCACCGAGTCATCGACGTGAACCTTGATGCCAAGAACAGAGCCTCGGCTGAACTTCGGATCAGCTGTCAGTGTTGACATTTTCTATCTTCCCTTTCAATTAGGCGACTGCCGCGAACTTGACGAAGTTGCGAGGCGACTTGAACTTGAGGTTGGCAAGGTTACTGACGGCGTACCGGTGGGCCTGTAGCTCCTCGTTGTAGTACGGTCCCTCACCGGTCATCAGCTGACCTTCCATGCACTTCATCTCCATGTTCCCAACGGAGAGTGCATAGCCGGTGTCTGTCGGAACGGCGTACTCAGTTGACACCTCGATGCCGTCGAGCTCAACGACATCCCCGAAGCCATAGCTTCGAAGACCAGCCGACTTGGTGACGATGGCTCGCTCACGACTGTCCAGCCGATTCAGGAAGTCGATGTACAACTTCCGGTTCAGCAGGATGAGGTCGATCTGCGACTCCTTCGTGTCGTTTCGCTTGGCGTGCTGAACGCCCTCGCGGATGGCCTCGATGCACTGATACTTCCAGTTGTTCTGGGCACCACCAGCGGCATCTTTGCCATTGAAGTACGTCGAGGTGTAGTTCACGATCAGCGGCGAGTAGTAGTCGTATTCACTGTCGCAAGGGACATACGGCCAACTACCGGCTGCACGCTGAGCTCCACCAAGAGCACCGAGTTCCGTGCTGAGGCCAGCATAAGTGTCGAGAGGATAAGCAAACGGGTCAGCGGCATTCGCAGCACGCTTCTTGCCGTCTGCAATGTTGATCGTGCCGTCGAAGCCGAAGATCGACTCGAGGCCGTGCCAACGATTCTCGTTTCCAGGCAAATTGCCGTCGACGTAGATCTCCTGGCCGAGCTGCTCCTGCATGCTCTCCTGGAGACGACTTGCCATCTTGCCGGCAATGTCGATCAGCTGACTGACGCCACGGTTCTCGAGCATCTCCCGCTTTGTCACCATGTCGGTGACGCTATAACCCCGGTACGGGAGGTTGGCTCGCTGCCACAAATTGTGTCTTGCGAAAACTCGAGCTGACTCGCCTGAGTTCGAGGTCACAGGCTGGTTCTTATAGCGAACTTCCCAGTCGAACCCACGTCCGCCCTGGTTCATCGAGACGCGGCCACTGCCTTCCAGCAAAGCGAAGAGCTTGTACTTGCGGAAGGTTGCCAGCTCTTCTTCCTTCAGGTGCAGGACGAGTGTCGTCCCAATCGTCCTGGCCCAATCAGCACTTGACGCCATTTTGTCTACCCTTTCAAATCAGGTTGTCTCGTTGTAGCTGAGCTTTCAGCCGCTCTTCGAATGAGAGTCCACCTTCAGGCGATTGACTCTTGGGTTGGCCTGCGGCCCTACTTGGGTTTCGCGAAGCTTCCCTTCTCAGAAACTCTATGTCCTTTTCTGCTGAATTTTGTGCAACGGGTGCGGCCTGTGGGGCCGGCTGCGGAGGCGGAGCCTGCTGCGGCAAAGACTGGTTGAACTGCTGAGCCTGGGCCTCTGCCGCCTTCTGGTTGCGAATCTTCTCCAGCAAATCACGCTCAACCATCGCGGAAGCATAGTCCCAACGAGCCTGAGCACCGTTGATTCCAAGGTCCGCAGCCTGCTGGATATACCGCTGAACCGCTAAGCCCTCCTCGGTCGGGGTCTTGCCGTCAGCCTCATAGAGCCAGTCAGCATTCTCGGCCTCGAGGTTCGAGACAAAGCTCTGCTCCTCTCGCTGACCAAACTCAGCCTCGATCAGCTCCTGTGCCTTTCGCTGAGCAAGCTCCTCAACCATCGGACCCAGTGCCTCTTCCGGGTTGTTCAGGAAGTTCTGGGCAAACTCGGCTCGATGATTTAGGTAATTCTCCAGTGCGTAGCGAGCGTCGAGTGGAGCATTCTCCGCAATCGCTTCCCGACCGCTGTCGTCACGGACCAAGTACCTTTTGTGTTCAGCCTTGACCTCAGGCGGATTCCACCAGGACTTACGCTCCTCCGCAACCGGCTGAGGTGCTTGCTGCGGTGCTTGTTGCGGAGCGGATCGACTCTGCTGCCACTGCTCAAACGATTC